TGTTGCCGCTGCTGTTGCTGTTAATGTAACCACAGCTTGGGCTTTTGCGATTTTTAGTGGACGACCCATTGTTTTTCTCCTTTAATTTCGGGTTCTAGCCGATACGCGGCGGGGACCGCATAAGTCACTAAAACTTATTAGTGAGCAAAGTATTTATCTTTTTTACATATATTATCCAAATTAGTAAATAACACATGATTTTAAATAAAAGCTACTATTATACATTATGGGACATGGGACAAAGTCCAACATCGTTTGTAAGGGAAAAAAGTTATAAGCCTGAATTTCCATGGAATTTTACTGACTATTTTGAATATACTTTATCTAATAGTAATATGCAAAGCAATTTAGCAAATAATGATGCATGGTACATAGAATTTTTTGGACCGTACTGTTTTACTACTTATAATTTAAGTGATTTCATACCTAAGTATGTTTTAGATAAAATAAAACGAAATGAATGTAATTTAGTTCTGCACAATACAGGTCATGGACAACATGAAGCTATAGAAAATATATACCAAGAAGTTATACTGAAATTTAATTTGCCATTTGATAATATAATAATATCGAGTGAAAGTGCAGACATGCACACCGCTGGATATTTTATAAGCAAAAAATTAAATCTTCCTATGGTTAACTATTATCTTACAACAGAATTTGAAGGTTACTACAGTCATTATGCTAAAAATCTAGCGGTTAAATTTAACAATTTTGAATTGAAGCATTATGACAAAAAGTTTTTATGTTTAAATGGATATTATAGACGACATAGAGCAGCACTTATAACTATGTTATCAGGATTAAACTTGTTGGATAAAGGTTTGATTAGTTTTAATATTAAAGAAGGCGGTGCTGAGCCTGAAGACACATATAATTTTATGAAAGAATTTTTTAGTCAAATACCTGAAGTAAACAGTATTTTAGATAATAATAAAGATAATTTACTAAAACTTAAATCAATTTTATTGGATAGACCATTTAACCACGGAGAAAACCTAGCAGTTGTTATGCCTGAACATGATACATATTTTAATGATACCTTTTTTAGCGTAGTTACTGAAACAAACTACCCTGACTTTAACCCAATTCATCATACACCAGAACTACCTAACAGAGTAGGACGACTTCTTAGTGAAAAAATTTTTAGAACCATTTATTTTAAACATCCTTTTTTAATTGTGTGCAACCCACATAGTTTAAAATTATTAAAGGAATTAGGATACAAAACTTTTGATAGCTTGATAGATGAAAGTTATGATGATGAAACTGATAATAGTATTAGAATTTATAAAATAGCAAAAGAAATTGAAAGACTTTGTAATTTAAGTGATGAAGAAGTTTACAACTTTATAAATCAAGCAAAATATATTTGTGAACATAATTTTGAAATGTTAAAGACCAAACATCAATTTTTTTGTAGAGAATTAAAAATATGATCGTTAACCTTTTTAATCAAGAAATTAAAAAATTTAATTACATACATACGTATCCCGGATTTAAAAAGATAGGAATAAAATATTATCATGTACCCAAAAATCCTATTGGAATATTAAATGTGCCTAACTTATGTGATTATCTAGATATAAACGATGAAAAACTATACTACGTTGAATTTTTAGGGCATGAAACATTTGATCAGGTTACCTTAGAAGAGTTTGTTGAAGATAAATGGATAGAACCAATAAGAAATGGCGATGTCAAGTTAGCCCTTCATATGTCAGGGCATGGTTACCATCAAATTATTGAAAGCATATATGTAAATTTAATCGGTAGGGATAGAGTACCTGCAAAAAACATTTACTTAAGTAGTGAAAGTTTTGACATACACAAAGCTGTAGATTGGTATAGTAAAAAATTGAATTTGCCAGCTATAAAAACAAGAGTTACTTTAGAATTTGAATTAGGAGCTAAATATCAGTCAACTCATCTTAGAAACTATTTGGACGGAGCTCATAAAGAATTTGTCCAAATACAACAATTTGATTTTCAATTAAAATCTTATAATAAAAAGTATTTGTGTTTAAATGGCTTTTTTCGTCAACACAGAGCAGCTATTGTATTTTTACTTGCAGCTAAAAACTTATTAAAAGATGGATACGTAAGTTATAATATTAAAGATAGTGGTGGACCAAGTGACGGAGCTTCAGTTTTACGTGAATTATTAATAAGGTTTAATAAAAACGAAGAGATTATTAAAATCTTACAAGACAATTATACAGTTTTAAGTAAAATTGATAATATTTTATTAGATACTACATATAATCAAAGTGAAAAGTGTCTCGCGCAAATACTACCAGAACATAATATTTGGTTCAACGATACGTACTTTAGCTTAGTAACAGAGACAAACTTTCCGTTCATATATGAAAAAGCATTTCCATATAATGAAAATGAATTTTATGATATAGTTGGACGTTTATTTAGTGAAAAAATATTTAGGTGTTTTTTATATAAACATCCGTTTTTGGTAACAGCCCCTAAACATTTTTTAAAAATTTTACACTCGTTAGGTTACAAAACTTTTAGTCCATATATAGATGAAAGTTATGATAATGAAGAGGATGATGCTACTAGACTTTTTAAAATAGTAAATGAAGCTGAAAGACTTTGTAATTTAAATCAAGTTGAATTAAAAAACTTTCTACACTTTGCCAAAGGCATTTGTGATCATAATTTTGAAAATCTTAAAAAAAGAGAGCAGTTTGTATTTGATTTGCCCTATAACTTAAATGCTCCACCATAATCTTTTCTTTCTTTTACTGGGTCATTAAGTATTGCAGCCATTTCATTTTTAAGATGATAACGTTCTTCCATTATATCCCTAACATATAAGGCTCTACGACCTATTTCTTCTAATTCGTATTTTGTATCAACTTTCTTTTTCTTAAATTCATCTTCAACTTCCCAAACTTGCCTATGGACCTCATACAGTCTTTCAAGTTGGATAGCTATCAAGTCTAAAGGTAATTCTTTAATTTGATCTAAATAAAAATCTAATTCTTCTTTATTAGTTCCTATTTTATTGTATTTTAATTTGGCAATACAATAACGATCTACAAGTTCAATTACAGGAAATTTATACATTTATTATCTCTACTTTTGGAAAGTACTTTAAAAACAAATCATTTTTATTATTTCTTTTTTGCTTAATCTTACTAGAAATTTCATTAAAGAAATTCCATGCTAGGGGTATATACAGAACCTTGTCATCTATATGTATATTGTTTAAAACATCTATAGAAGTAACTGGGATTTTAGTACCAGGAGTAAAAGTATTTTGCTTTAACGGGTTGTCGTCAATTATAAAATCAAGTTTTATATCGGAAAAATTTAAAAGGGTATTACCCTTAGCAGCCGCCCCATACCCTACAAGCTTAAATTTATTATCTCTATAACTTAGTAAAGTATCCTTAAGTATTTGCAAGTTAGCTAACACAGTCGTTTGCCAACGACGATAAGTTTCTAATTTAAGTAACTTTGCTTCCATTGCAATTAAATTTTGTATGTAATAACTTCTATCTATGGTTTTGCTAAACACAAACACATAGCTATTACCATGAATTGGTGTCTTTAAAACGTCAATCAAATTAAGTTTTGCTCTTTTACTTAATTCATTCATGCTGTTTACATTAAAGAAATTAACATGTTCATGATAGATAGTGTCAAATTCATTATTAAGTATCATGTCTGCTTGACTGGTTTGTATAAACAGTAATGTATGATTACTCATTAATTGATTACATGTACTTAAAAATTCTAACGGATTAGGGTTGTGTGCGAATACATTTTGCGCTGTAATCGCGTCGAGGTTTGGTAAATTCTTACTTACAATGCTTTTATCAAAAAAGTCACAAATTACATTGTGATTAACTTTACTATACTGATATATATTTTTTGCTGGATCTACTCCATAAGTATTATAACCTAAACTTTTAAAACTATCTAGCTGTGTTCCGTCATTGCATCCTATATCTAGTACATTGTATGAAGCTCTATCTATAGTTTGATCTACATAACCTGCAAACCAATTACTATAATCCTTAAGTGTTTTACTTGTACCACTTACATAAAGATAATTATTATAAATGATTTTTGGATCTACTGTGTGTGTTAATTGTAAATGAAAGCATTTCTTACAAACATTAAGTGCTAAAGGAAATTTAGGTTCGGGTACATTATCTTTTAAGAAATTATTCGCTAATGGTTGAACACCTAAGTCTATAGCCAATTCTAAATCTTTACTACCGCAAGCTAGACAACTATAATTTTCTGTAATGTTATTCATAATCTATAAATTTATTCCTGTCACTAAAACTTGTTTCACTAATTTTGCTTGACAATTCTTCTAATATGTTATCTATCGTTACAGTAAACTTATAATTAAAAGTTTCTGTAAATTTAGTAGTATCCATATGAAAATCGTAAATCCCCTTAAGGTCTGGAGTTTTAATTATTTCACACTTAAACTTTTTGCTTATGCATTTACTAATATTGTCAACCGTATCAACAAAACTTGCTAAGTTATATATACCACTTACAGGATGATTTATAATGGCATCAATAGCTAAACTTATATCATGTATGCCCAAAATAGGGCGCATGATATCGGTATTATTTACAAACATTTCACCCTCTAGTAGCGATTTTTTTGTCATACTATTAATCATTAATTCTTCGCGGGTATTAGGACTCCAACCATTTACTGTTCCAAAACGCAATCCAATTATTTTATAACCTTTTTCTATAAAATTTTGTGCTTGTGTATCCAGTGAAAATTTGGTTAAATCGTAATTGTTAATAGGTTTAAATATAATAGGATCATCTTCCCTACTATACTTATTACTTAAACCATAAACACTGCCGCTACTTGCATAAATCAATATCTGTTTTTTATCTAATTTTTTAATTAAATCTACAAAGTTGTTAACGTTATTATTCCAACTTGAATTAAGTGGGCCATTACACATTTTAACGGAACTATGTCCTGCTAATAATATTACCACATCATATTTTGATAATTCTTCTGTAGTTAAAGTTTTGTAATCCTTTAATATGTTTGTTGAGTATGGCTTAGTAAACCAACAGATATCTATGCTAGTAATTTGATATTTTGTATGTAGGTCGTATATTAATCTTGACCCAATATACCCATTTCCACCTATTACTAGCACTCTTTTATCCATAAATTTATTTAACGATAGTTTGGTATCTAAATAAAATTTGGAAGAATATGATTTAGTGGAAGACTTTCAAACAAGAAAGAATATGATTATTAATGAAGTTAAAAAACTTAATAATATGGCAAATTCTGATTTTAATAGTTTCTTAAATAAATGTCAGGACAATGTTGAATATAACTACAATTTATTAAAACAAAAAGTAGAAAACAAACTATTCTCCGATTGGAGCACCTAGTTCTGTGACTGAAAATATACCTGTGCCGCTTACGCTAATATAAGCAATTTTATTACCTTCACCTACAATAAAACTATTGTTCACAGTATTTGCTGGAATAATCTCACAAGCTGATAGATTAGCAGTTGGATTACTCCCTACAACCACAGCAATCGCACTGCTAGTAGTTGATATACGGACTTTTTCAGTGCCTAAGGCTGATGTTTGTTGACTTGATCCGCTGGGTGTGTAAATTACTGCTGCCATAATATTATTTATCTTATATACGTCCTACCATGACCTCAACTATACCCTCATCGTCATTAGATTTACTTGATATTGCCTTACCAATTACAGTGCCGATCTTAGGAGTTAATATTGTTGCTTTTGCTAAACCATTACCAGCACTAATCATCATGTCACCCTTATGTACGAAACCTATAGCGCGTACAGGAACACGTCCTATTAATGCTATTATTACAGGATGCTCTGTTTGGATGTTTCCATTCATTACATATGCTGGTTCGCTGCTTACAACACCTGCTAGTTTGTTGCTTTCTATCCCTGCCAATGTAACTTCTTTATCACCACCAAATTCTAACACAGTTCCTGCAGGATAATTTTTGTCTGCTGCGTAGTATTCTGCTAAGTCAGCATAAGTTGCTGCTAATCTAGAGCCTGTGGTTAGTGTCCAGTTACCAGTTAAGTATCCTAAAGTTGTGTTTGCCCCAGTTGTTATGTTAGTTGCTGTTAATGCACTATTACCAGTAACGGATGTTGGACCACTAACAGTTAAACTTGTTAATGTACCTACACTAGTAATATTTGGTTGTGCTGCTGTATATACTGTACCTGCAACTAATGCGTTAGCAACTTGACCAGTAACGTTAGCCCCAGTTATACTTGTAAGTCCGGCACCGTTACCGACAAAATTGGCTGCTGTAATAACATTTGCGCTAAAACTACCATTACTATCTCTAGCTACTATCTTATCAGCAGTGCTTGAAGAAACTGCATCTACAGCCCATGTAATAGCAGTACCGCCATTATAACTACCACCTGTAATATAGCTACCATTACTATGCGACTGTGCAGCAGTTGACGTAATAGTGCCTGAAGCTCCTAATGCAATTGTTATGCCGTTAATTGTTAAGCTTGAATTTGCTAAACGTGCTTGCGCTAGTGTTCCTGTTGTAATATTTGAAGCGTTAAGTGCGCTAAGACCGCTACCATTGCCAGTAATTACACCTGTATTAGCTGTAATGTCAACGGCAGTTATAGTTCCATTTACATCTAATCCTGTTAAAGTTCCTAAACTTGTAACATTTGGCTGTGCTGCTGTTATTAATGTACCAGCTAATAAATTTGCACTAACTAAACCACTATTCGCAAACACATTTCCTGCTGTTACGTTCGCTGTGAACACACCATTTGTAGCACCAATATTACCTACGTTGGCATTACCAGAAATATTTGCATAACCTGCAATGTTGGCACCAGTTCCCGTAACACTGAATATGTTTGCGTTTCCTGCAACTGACATATTAATATTACCATTTGCAGCCATTAAAATATTACTATTACCATTTATTAACCCGCCCAGTGAATTTATGAATATGCCTGAAGCGTTTGAGGTAATATTGCCAGTGCCAATAACTAAGTTTGTTATATAGACATCTGTCCATCTGTTGGTCGAATTGCCTAAGCTATATGTGATATTAGCATTAGGATTTAAATTACCAGATACAGTAACTTGTGTTGCATTACCAAAACTTGTTAAGTTAGGTTGTGCATTACTTGTAGTTGTAAGAGTACCAGTTATATTTGATGCTATTACATTTGTTGCATTTACATTAGTAGCGTTGGCATTACCTGTGACAGTTAACGTATTAGTTATATAATTCCAAGTAAAATCAGGATCGCCGTCTAACAAATTATTATGATTAAATTGAACACTTAAATTACTGCCTTCTGCTGCTGTACCTGACCCCCCGCCGCTCAACTGACTAACTATTCTACCACCTGTAGCATAAACATTACAAGTGCCTGATGCTGTAGTCAACGGTAATTCACTGCCGCCTGATGTTTCACTAATTGTTAATGTAGTACCAGAAGCGGTCAATACATAATAAGTCACATTAGCTGTTATCCCCCCAAACGTTGTACCAATAAACCTAACAGCATCATTCACTGAGAACAATGTTGCGTCACCTACTGTAATATCATTTGTGCCTGATGTTGTCGCAGTTACAGAGGTGTAAGAATATTCACTAAATCCAGAGGTATCTACTGGAGTGGTTAGACCTGTATCTGCGTATAAAGCGAAAGTATTTGATGTAAGAATGTTTGCATAATATACCCCGCCGGCTAAGTCAGTCATGCCTTTAGGATCAGTAATAGTAATTTCCGCCCCTTCTGTTAGAAAGTTATCTTGCGTTGTTGTTACTACACCAGGATTAGCTTGAGAAACATTTTCGATAAATGCTACAATTGTTCCCTTAGCTGTCCAACTTAAGTTTCCTATGCCGTCGGTGGTTAATACATAGTCTATACCACCACCGTATATTTTAAGATTGCCTACATCACCTAAATTTATTAATCCACCGCTGTCTCCACCGCGATTTACCCAATTGTTACCGTCAAATGTAAGTACTTGGCCATCTTCAGCAGTTGACGGCTCAATTTCTAAATTTCCGTAGGATCCTTCTAATTGGCTAAAGCTTATATTACTGTATGAAGTTAATACTTCTACGTTTTCAGGCGGATCTTCAACACCAACATATAGAAGTTTTTCATCACTAGCGAACCCGAATTCGGCTTCGTCTAATTGAGGTAAATCTACAAGATTACCTGATCTCTGCTGGATTTTAGATATTTGTACAATAGCCATAGATATAACTTACCGGTATATATCTATTTATACTATTAGGTCATACGAACTGTTTGTAATATTGTTCCAATTTTTGATACCAAATATCAGTATATTTGTTAAATTCGGTGCCTTCAAGGATAAACTCTTGATACTGATTATCTGCACTACACATGAATATTACGCCCTTACGTATATTTGTATTAAACAACTCATTATGGGCTGCTGCATATGCACAAAGCTGTATAAAGTAATCATCAATCCACTCACGCTTTTTAGGCTTATTTGTCTGCTTATGATCCATGATAGCTTCGCTATTATCATGTACACCCACAAGGTCTGTAGTCCCTGCATAAACTTCAGGGAAATATAAACTTATTTCCGTACCCCAAAATTCTTGACAATTGATTAAACCCTTTTCAATAATAGTTTGCGCCATTTGATGACTTTGTTTACTATATGGATTTTTACCCGGTTCCCCGGTGTGGCCGGTCTTAACGTGATTTTCGAGCCATTTGTGCATACGTGTACCGCGACCTGCAGCCTCAGCGGTAATTTCTTTAGCTTTAGTTTCTCCTACTCTTTTACGCCATTCACGTAATGCTTGTTTTTTTTCTTCTGATTTTGTTGCGTCTAAAATTGTTGTCACACTAGGTAAAAAATGTCCATCAGGAGTTATATACTTTCTAGAACCATTCAAATTTGTTTTTTGTAATAAAGGGTAATTAAACTTAGTAGGTATATATTTCATACAAAGGGTATATCATAATTATATGGCATTTTTTTCGGGCATATCATAATCTAAAGCATAGGGTAAATTCATTTCATATAAATACCATTTGTTAGTTTGGTGGAAACGTCTTTTCAAACTAGTTGGAAAATTTTTAAGTGGGATAAAATCTGCATCCTTTACCACATTAATATTATCATATTTTTGTAAAATCTTTTCATAGATATAATCTGCCAATACAACTTGTGCTTCTGGTCCATCGTGACTACCATCTTTCGCTTTAGGATAATCCTTAGTGACAAAATATAATTTTCCTAAATGAAAAGGATCATAATTTACATAATTATAAAGTTCGTTATAATTAGTAGTCATAAAGTTATGTGCTGTCTCTAAATCGTCGGGCATATAATCGCCGATAAAATATGGAGTCTTATGTGACCTAAATAAGTTAATCAATGATGCCCATAATCTATATTTTTTTTCGTTACACAATAACAAACCTTTGTCATCTAACTGCGCGTAAAGTGCTTTTGCTACTGGATCATCTTGGTCATAAGCAGCTACTAACATATAATCTTGTATTAGTTCAGACATACCTTTGGAGTTGATATATTCTGAATAATACTGCTCCATACGGAATGCTGATGTCATTGCCATTATATAAAGAGGTTTCGCGTTTTTATTTAAGTTTTTATAAAAATAATTATAAGTCCTACGTACAATGCCATCATTACTAGAACCTGGGTCTGCTAAATTAACTACAGGTACTCCTAATTTTTTTGCAAGCAAAGCAGGCCATGCGTCCTCAGGTGGATTACGAAGTCCTTGACCATATGTGAAACTACAACCATTAGTTACAAGATGAGATATTTCTAAACTCATACTGTGAAACTTTCTCCGCAACCACAGCGACCACTTTCATTGGGATTAATGAAATCAAATTTTTCATTAATTCCCTGTTTAATATAATCAACAGTCATACCTTCAAGATGCTTATATGCATCTTTTGTAACCCAAACATAAACATCATCATGTATGCTTAAAAAATCCTCTGATTTCCATTCATCAGCAAATTCAATTTTATATGCATAACCACTGCATCCTGTTTTAGTTATACCCAATCTTATTCCTAATCCTTTGCCGCGATCTTTTAATTGTTCTTTAAATCTTGATTTGGCTTTTTCAGTTAAATGTATCATCTAACTAATTATAAAAGAATTTGTTGTAAAAAGTCAACAGTTATGGTTATTTTTTTAAAGCCTTTTTAGCCATTTGTTTGACTACCTTTTCGTCGTTAGTTCCTTTAGGCTTTTCAATTTTCTCTTGTTCTTGACCTTTAAATATAACCTTATCACCTTGAATATTTTTTATAACTTTATTTAAAGGAGGTTGGTTTATCATTGAATATAGATCAGATACATCTAGGTCTATATCATATTTTCTAAAATATTGTAATAAGGTATCTACATCCCAATCAAAGGATATCTTTTTATTTTCCAAATCGTTACGTAGTTGATCTGTAGCCGCAACAATACTTGCTACGATTGGCTCTTCATCAACCAATTCATAGAGATGCATTTTAGGCTCTCTTAGCGCGACCTACTGGGCCTGTATCTTCTGGTTCATCAACAGCAGGTATATTAGAAGCTATTTCAGTGTCTTGCATTTCGCCTCCACCTGGAAGTGGCGCTGATGTTGTTGTAATATCAGTTACTGCCTGTTCGTCACCACTGAATGCCTTACCTGCATCGCCAGTTAATTGATTTAATGCATCTTGTAATGATTGGCGTGTTTGACTTAAAGTTTGATTTAATGTTGTTAATGATTGACTTACTGAGGTGTTAAATGATTGACTTTTTGCAGCATCTAACTGTGTTTGAATTGCATCAGTTAGTGCTGGTAGTTCTTTTACTAGCATGTCGTTTACTTGTTCAACCATCTTTTGTACACTATCTACCATTTCTTGTGCAGCCAAAGTTACTTCAGCTTGTTCAACTTGTTTATTTTCAGTAACAATTTCTACATCTGAAAACTTTTTATAATGGTTCACTAGTGACTCGGCCATAAACAATAGCTTTAAGTATGTAGGACTTTGCGGATTGGAATAGAATTCCTTACTTTGTTTGGTCTCTGACATAAGGTTTCTGACTTTTACAAGCATTGATCTGGTAGCAATTTTGTTTAAATTACTTGGATCAAAGTCTAGGTCAAATGTCTGCTTAAGTGCAGAACGTGCTGTTTCAAATTTGTCAAAATCTTGAAGTTTCATAGTTTGTATTCCAATCTGTATAAAGTATTTATCACAACAAAATGAATTTAGACTTGATTTTCCTTATAACGCTTTACTTGCCAATACTTACTTATTTCTACAAGATCAGTAAGCTCTTTCATGGCTTTAGACTTTTTAAGTTTAGCTTCATATAATTTCGCCAAATATATACTTTTATCTTCATTAAAACTGCTTTTTTCAGCCATTTTTTTATGTTGCGATATAGCAACATCATAACTTGAAATAAGACTATCTAGCTCCTCAATACGTTTTACTTCCTTACGTTCATGCTGTTCAAAAACGCAATAAGTTACAGCATATTTCAAGCTACCAAATAGCTTTTTAGGATAACTTTCATCTAACTCATGTTTTAAGCTGTATTCGTTATTAGTCTTTTCTATTCTGTATTGACCAAACAGGTGGTAGCTGCCATCGTCATTGCGCATAATAAGTAACTCTTTAATCTTACTTCTGAATTCTTTATTATTCATTATCATATTTAATAAAATGTATGTTTTTTAGCTCTGGAGTTACATCAAGATAGTTTGGTAAATTATCAATTTGATTAGTACAACAAATCATGGGTACTTTATCACAATCTTCGTATAATGCTCCTAACTCCTTTAATCCGTTTTCAAATACACTTGTATGTTGTACTGTAAATGTAAAGCTCCAGCAATTTGTAAAACTATCATTGTCCTGATATAAAAAACCAAAATTGTTGGAACCATCTAGTTTTAATTGTAACTTAATAGGGTTTTGGATATTTTCAGGCTGACTACGCAAGCTTATTGCTTGTAGAATAGTATCAAAGTTACATTGTGTGTTTCTTTTATCTATCCAGTCGTCAACAATTTCATCTATTTTAGGTTTTCCCCTATTAGGTATATCTGTTTTAGTAATATCAAATAGTGTAAAACATGCTAGTTTGACAGGCATAGCGTATTTACATTGATAAAAAAGCCCGGGAATTTTAGTTCCCGGGCCCTATGTCGCTAGACTTAAACTAATTATTAGTTAGTGAAAGTTGCTGAGGCTGTTACTGTTACTGCTGCTGGTGCGACTGCATCTACTGCTGTTTTTAGAGTAGCTGCTGTATATGCTCCAGTTGGGTACAATGCTAGTGCAATTGTATCGGCAGCTGCGTCAGTATATTCGTAAATCATAACTGTTGCTAACTGTTGAACAGTCTGCATGATTGTATTTACTTCTGTACCAGTCAATGCACCTGCTGCTGTGATTGTGAAGAAATCAAGCTTTGGGCCCTGTGGCTGTACAGTAAGTGCTGAACTGACTGCGTTTACGCCTGTGTTTGTATAGTCTGGTGCGTCAATCCACATTACCTGCTTGAGGTCACCATTAACTCTTGTAAATTGTGCCATTTTAATATCCTCTTGTTAGTTTGAACCTCGTAAGGCTCATACTATTATTTATGCCTGTTTAAAAATATACTGGTTTTGGATATCTATTTATGACTGAAATCTAGGATTAGGCTCTGCTGATCTAAATGCAGGATTAATTATTTTTCCAGTAGGGGTTACATAACCTTCTCCCCCGGGCTGAGTGCCTATACTTGAAATTATTCCAAGACTTTTACCCATTTTATCATTTTGTAATAACTGCTGCCATATTTGAAACTTTATACTACGTAATATATCATAAGACTTCCAAAACTTCTTCCAAGCAGGAGTGTTACGTAATTGATCTATTTGCTCTCGCTGTTGCTTACTTACATTTGATGTTTTAAACCAATCATCAAATTTTAAGTTGCCATTCTGTTTTCCGCTTGCTAATGAATAGTCATAAAGCACTTTCTTTATTGTAGTAAATCTAGGACCTACGTAGTTTATAATGCTATCAATAGCTTCACTATCAGTTTTTATAGCGTTTATAGCTTTATCAATGTTATCCGTATTTATTTTAAATCTTGCGTCAGGTGTTTGTGGTCCCAATACTATTAATTGTGGAGTTCTATTCATAAATTGAACTTCTTTATCTGTTACTGGGTTTAATGCATTACTTCCTAACTGAGTTGGTTTTCCATGTACAGTAACAAAGGCCTGTGCTGTTAGCATCTTGCCATATAGTCCGTCAGGATTTACAGTATATGTAACTTTATTAGGGGTAAACCTATAATATCCATTTTTATCAGGACGTTGCGGTTCACTAAACATTATGTCGCCCTTAAAAAAACCCTTTGTGCCTTCACTGGCTTTTTCAAACACATCCCAAAGTTTATCATAAGATTGAGATAATTTTAATCTTTCTGCTTTAAATGCATTGTCATTTTGATTTTCTTTTCGTTTGCCCGTACTTTGTATTTCTCTGCTTAAGCCTTTTTTATCTAGTAATAGACCTTTATTCCATTGTGCTAACGGTACTAGATAGAAGTTTCCTTGTTTATCATGGCCCCAAAAGATTGCAGCTTTTCCGTCCCACTTATGGCTAGTAGAAGACGGATTAGATATTAATGATTTAAAATCATTTAAAGTTTCTATAGCTTTCTCAGAGCCACCTACAATAAGATTATCTTCACTGTGTTGAAGTTCTCTTCCTAAGGCAGCAGCTTCTAATAAAATAGCTCTTAGCTTCATACATATTATCTAGGTTTGGGGGGTCTTTGGAAATTTATTACATTCTTTCGGTCATTAGGTTCTACATTAGGACCTACATTACTTCCTACTGCTACTTTGTCAAAGAAATCGTCTTGGGGGTTGTCAGGATTTCCTAGTTTACGTTCTGCTGCTTTTATTAAAGCCTCCAAATCAGCCCTATTCATTTTGTCCGCATCAATAGCACTAACGATTTGATCTACGTTAGCGACCATATTTGTACCATTTAATATTGCACTTATAGCTTTAAACTTAGTGTCCTGATCAAATTTATTGAGCATCGCCACAGCAGCTTTTGTGATATTGCTTAAGTTAGTAAGTGTGGGAGTATTGTCTCCAAATTTTTCACTGTCTAGTCTACCGCCGGTACCTGGTGCGCCTCCGCCGGTACCTGGTGCGCCTCCGCCGGTACCTGATCCGTCTCTATTTGCATTATTATTATTTGGATAGCCCATTCTTGTATGGTATAAGCTCCAAGCTAGGTGTCCTAATCTAGCCATTTCTGTTTGCGTTTCTTTTCCAGGTTGTCCTTCTCTTCTAAACAATGAACCACCTTTTTCTTTTTCATATGCTTTTTGAATTCTATCCGCTACATCTTTAACTTGTTGAGGAGCCATATTTGAATTTATTTTACTACCTCGCATATAGGTATCAAACCAATTTATCATAAAGTTACTAATTGAATTACTTGTTTGTATTGATGGATCTACGGCTTTGCTTGATGCTGCTTGTTTTGATACTTTATCTAAAATTTGTGCTGTGTTTTGATCAGCCTTTTTACCTCTTTTATCTATCCAGCCGTTTGGTCCTTTTGTATATTTCATACCGCCAAATGTTACTGGTTCAGGATTATCTTCGGCTGATGCAGCTCCGGTAGTTCCTATTATTCCAGAACTAATAGCAGATTGCAGGGCATTTAGTCCTTGACTTATAAATTCATTTACAAAAATATTACGTGTTTCAGTATCGGCTGCACCAATACCTCTATTTTTACCAATAAGTCTAGCACCTAATACTCTAGGGTCTAAACTGAAGCGTTCTTGTTCGTTTAGTATTTTTTCAAAGACTGTATTAAGTTTATCGTAATCAGTCATTCTTAGTCCTCAAAGACTTTGAAAAGCGTCTCTGATCTCTGCCTTTGATAGAACTAAGTAATTTTTTCTCTAAGACTTCAGCCCTGTCTTTTGGAAACTTTTTATTAATAAGTTCAAGTAAATTGATTGCACTGGTAATGATATTATTAGCTCTGCTTTCAATGACATGATTTATATCACGGGTAGAACCAATAGCTTCCAGTTCCTCTAATAGGCTTCGGGTACGCTTTTGCATTGTAATATTCCTATCATATATTTATCTAGGATTATTGGTTATTACGCATTTGATTAAGCATCTGATTTAGCTTAGAACCCTGCGTATCTGCAACTATTTTACGTACTTCCTGTTGTCCATCCTGAACTGTGGACGTTTGAGCAGTATTTTTAATTTGGCTCATTATATCCAATGCGCTGGGCTGAGGTCTATCAGGCTTATTTTGCTCCCCGTCATCGGTTATTCTAAGCGTGTCTTTATCAAATGCAAGCTCAATTTTCTGACCTACTCCTGAACTACTACGTGTTTTCATCAACTGTATTTGATAACGTCCCTGTTCTTTCATACTGCGACTTGTAAAAATACCGAACACATTGTCAGCAGTATTAATCTTACTGATGCCACCTGCGATATGACTATGATCAAACTCTATTTCTTCAACTGCGCTACGATTTAACTGACTTGCAGTAACAAAAATTACATTGAGTTCTTTAGCAAGATTACGTAATTCTTCAGATACATATTTGTCTTTAATAAACAAATCATTTGGGCTTACTTTAGCTGTTACAGGCATAATCAAATCTAAGTAATCAACACATAAGAAATCTAGGCTAAATCCTGTCTGTACTTGCAATTCTTTACAGTAAGCACGTATGTCATTTACCGTACTTTGTGCAGGCATATATTTAATACGCAATTGACCTGCTTTCTTAGCAATCATCTTGACTTTCATTTCAACATTATCAATATCTTTAAAAATTTCTTTGGTACTTGTATCGGTCATCATACCATCGATACGCATACTACATAGACCTTCACTAAGTTCTAACGTGATGTATATACCATTAAGTCCGGCTTGCGTCCAGTTGACTGCTAGGTTCTGCATAAACAAACTTTTGCCGCTACCACTACCACCTGCAAATATTTGTAACTCACCCCTGTTGAAACCACCATATAGTTTATTATCAAGTGATGGCCAACCTGTGCTGTTCTGTCCATTGCTAGATTTTAATAGCATAAGTCTAGCACGTGGATCAGCAAAATAATCAGTACCCATATCGCGCTGTAGAGAAATTTGGACAGCATCTTTTATTAGTTTCTCTACAGGACCATATTCGCCTTTCTCAAGATGATCGGCACTCTTAAGAATAGCCCTCTCAAGTTCTTGTCGTTGTGTAAATCTCTCAAATTCTTCTAGGAACCAATTATAATGTCCCTCATCTAATTCTTCAATAGGATCTATGTCTAATCCACTAGTAGCTTTAATTTGTACCGGTTCCGGCAGTACGTTATAATTTTTACTATGATCAAGTAAAAACGACACGACCGGTCGTAATTTTTTATCAAAATTTTCTGGTCTTATAATATTAAGCACACGGGTAAATAACTCAGCGTTAGTTACCATCATTCTTAAAAATACTATTTGAACATCAATATTGTAGTCTTTTAGCAAGTTTGTTCCTCTGTACTTCTATTTTAATTTTACTGTTAGTTGCAGATTGTAAAATACTTAGTAGCGTAGCTACCTTACCATATTTAATTACTGCATCATTTACGTCCTTTATACCTTCTCCCCAATTCGGGATACTTACATTAAACCCATATTCTAATGCCTTGTCACAAATGGATAATCCAGTGCTGTCTTGATCAGGTACAACAATGATTTTTTTATTAAGTTGTGATAAGATTTCCGCTTGCTCAGAACTAATTGTATTATGCGTCAATGCGCAACCATTTATACTAAGTGCGTCAAATATTCCTTCTACTACAATACAGACTTCATAATCAATCTTTTGTAGGTCGATGCCAAACACATATCCTTGTTGTTGGTCGTTGATGAATTTAGGAGTGCGTTCATCTAAGTACCTACTAGTGTGTCCCACTATTTTATTTTCATAAGTGTAGGGTATGATGATCCGATTAGCTTGTCGTCCTTTAGCGTTCGGAGTACACATAAATGGATAATCATTTATGTTCATTTTTCTTTTTTTCAAATATTCATAATATATTTTATGTGTTGCATCATCAGTAATTATTTCTGCATCTTCGGGTAGTACTGTTGTTTTAAATTTTATTTTCTTTTTTTCTTTTTTAATTTTAATATAGTATAATAAATCTTTTTGCTGTAAACTTTCAAAGCTCCACTTATTAACTTGATCTTTGTCTATTCCACAATAGTCTAAAAGTGTACGTAAATTTTTAGTAAAGCTTCTTCCTAACGTAAATGTACACTTAAAATCACAATTAAAGCAATGATAACTCCAATTATCTCCGTCAAATTTAATACCGCCGCGACTGCGACGGTCTGCCTTATGTCCGCGGTAATGGCAGCACACAGCGTTAAAACTATGCCAACCGCTTTGCGTTAATTTCTTTTTGCCTGGAACTATTTGAAGAATATCAAACACTCAGTAATTATAACAAAGTGTTGCGAAAAAACAAAGACTATTGGTAACTTATCTTGCCAAAATGTTTGTTACTGCACCTGCATTACTTGTAAAGCACATACGAACAAATGGATGAAAGCCTTTCACTGTATATCCCGTTGTATTATTAACGTTACTATATTCAAATGTAGAAATTTCATACCAATCTGCATTTAATTGGGTAGTACTGCCTTGAATTGCTACATCACCATTAAAATCAGTGTAGTGTGCTTGTAAGGTTAGTATTGGATTGTCTTGTGTGTTTATAATACTTGTATAGTATGTGTTGGCGTTTGATAAAGGATTAGTTGTACTGTTTGTAGGATCTAGATTTGGGAAAGGTTGTCCAGTAGGTATAGTTACAATCTCGCTTGGTACAAAACTTGGAAGCACACTGTTTAATATATTAATGTCTCCCCTTGCCCCAGCTGCTGGATCAACAAACACAGGGTAATCAAATTCACCTACAGGTATTTCTAAGCTGTAATAACATTTTTGTGCTGCAATATCTTCTAAATCGGCAGCATTAAGATGTAAGTATGCTATGCCTGTTAATGGAAGTTCTAGTGTTAAAGCTCTTGTTATTAGTACTTCAGTACCATTATAGTTAATAATACGACAAGTTATTGTCTTATCTGTGATATCAACTGGCTTCTGCTCTTGATTTAAGAACTGAAACTGTATTTTATTATCTACCCCTTTATGTAGATTAAGTGTTTTAGCATAGTTTGGCATATAGGCCCTCGGACTGTTGCCTGATAGTAAAACGACAATCTGACGTTGTGTATATACAAATACTGCTGTTGAATAACCTACATTAGTAACCGTCACAATGTCGCTCCTATATAATATTTAGTGTAAAAAATTAAATAAAAACGGGCGCTGATGAGTAAATAGTACAGATTTATTACGATGATATCCAAAGAGTTTTTTAAAAAATTAAGCGAAAATCACCCGTTCATCACGGTCCTTAGTTTCGCCAACCAAGATTATGTTGGAATAGTACAAAATCGTGATGATAGTTGTACAACTATCTATGATTACGGAGCTATTGTAAATCTTACACTAAAAGAAAAGTTCTTAGAATTAGGTGATATATGGTGGTGGCAAAGTAATAGACAAATTCCAATAAATATATTTCTTAAAGAAGAATGGACCCTATTTAGACCATATTTAAGAACTTTTAATAATAAAAGTCTTAATATTGTTCATGGTCCTGTAGTCAGTATGACAGAATATAATAAACGCAGGACTAAAAGAAAATCAATTACGTTAGTGAAAAGACTATCTTAATTGCTTCTTTCTTTTTTGTTTAGCAAAATCTAGACTTACTGGTCCAACTCTAGTATCAAAACAAACACCATCTAAATGGTCTAATTCGTGTTGATACACTCTAGCAATTAATCCTTCGTAAGTAGCTTTGACAACTTGCCTATTAATGTCTTGATAATGTGCTTCTATTTGTTTAAATCTTTTAACATGCAACCATAGATTAGGAAAACTCAAACATCCTTCTAAATCACGATAAAACTCTCCGTCTGCAATAAATTTAGGATTAATGCATACAAAAAGTTTGTCACTATTACCCATAATGAACAATCTTTTGAGTACGCCTACCTGTGGAGCTGCTAATCCTATCCCGTTATTTTCAAACATAATTTTTGTCATTTCTTTAACTAAGTCTGTAGGATCTCCATCGACTTCAAAATCGTATGGATCACAAACTTGCCTAAGCAGAGTATCAGTTTCTTTAATTAATTGTACCATTTTTTATTAAGTTCATGTTAACAACAACGAGATGAGCATAGGCTACCGCGTGTGATTTTTTAAATGTATAAGTACCTTCTTCTTTATCCCAAATAGATTTACTTATTTCTTCCCAAGATGACCCTATTAAATGCTTTTTACCTGGGCGTATTACTGCAAGAAACATTGCTAATCTTGGAATGCTATTTACTGGCTCAGGCATCTTTTTAAGCGTATTATAGTGATTACCCATGTGTATAAGTTTTTCAACAACAGATATATCATTTAGCATATTCCAGTCTGGATCATGCATTAAGTCATGCAAATGATTTTCGTTCTTTACATAATTATATAAATGAACATTCAATATATCTAATTTGAAATAACCTCTGGCCTCTGCTTCTTCATAGTCTAAACTACTACTTTCATTTAGTGGATCGTATGGTATGTCTGTAACATATATACCCGTAGGATGTTTTTTGTAAACATCATTTTTTATGATGCTAGCGGGAGTATTTTTTATGATACTCAATAACTTATCTCTATCTCCCAGATCAATATCAATATCTGTTGATATCATATTATTTCTTCATGCCTAATTTTCTATATGCTTCTTGCACGACGATAGCCTGGCGTTCAGCATCTTCTACTGCCTTGTGACTTGTGATATGTCCACCATCACGCAATTTTACTCCAGCAATCTCAAACAATGTACGTGTATCACGCACAGTATAGAATGGCCAAGGTATAGGATTAGGTTTATCAGTTAATACGCTACGCATAGCAGTCTCACAAGCAACAACATCGAATGGTGCTCCATGACTCCATATTGCACGACGGTTCCATCCTAGTTTATATAATATTTCCATACAATCTTTTAATGGTAATCTATCGTCATCACTCATAGCTTCATCCAATGCTTCTGGACTTTGTGTACTCCACCAGCGTATCGTATCGTCGTTTATAATACGATTATATTTTTCAGTTTGATCTTCTAATGTAGGCTTCAATGTCCAACCTTCAGCAATGCCTTCTCCATAAGGATCAAACCTAACGACGCCAATAGTAAGGATAACACAATAAGGACTTGTGTCTAACGTTTCAAGGTCAATCATTATATCATTGGCCATACTTTAGAATATACACTACATATTTCTTTTCGTCAACTATATCTAAATCATCAGTCATCATACCCTCATTTGTTTCGATTGGCTTAAAACCATATTTGTTTGCAAGCCATATTTTAAACTCTTTATGATCCTTTGATCCAGTTTCTTTAGTAAAATCATGCTTTAATCTCTTTAGATTTTTCCAATATTTCCAGCGTGACAATCTACGTTGTAGTTTAGGATCGTCATCATCATAATCTTGAAATTTTTCACTGTCTAGTCTACTCATTACTTGTCCAAACACTGTCCATGGATTTAACTTCATCTATTACACTTTTGTCCATAAAGTTGTATAGTAACGCGGGTCTTTCTTTATCTTTAGGATTAGGCATACTACTATGTAATAACCTGCAATTATAAAGCAACAATGATCCTCTAGGTAAATCAGGTTGTATACAATTTTCTAAGAACCAACGGTCATACGATCCAGTATAGCACTTGTTAATATCAAAATCTCTTTTTTGGCTATATGGCACTAAACCTGTGCTAGCACTTTTCTTGTCGAGGTCATCTAAAGACACTATGCATTGGATACCTAATAATCGCTTGTCGTAATTATATTTTTGAAATCTATGTGGGCTATCTACATGCGGACTTACCCAAGTGCTTTTGCTTTTAATAAAAACAACATCATTCGTATAATACTGTAATTCAGTAAAGTTACTTTGTATAATTGGAAGGATTATATTTAGTATTGCCCTACTTTCGGGAAAGTCATATACAATTTGGCTCCACCATACACTAATATCCTCTAACTCTTTTACCTTCTTTCCTTCTGCATAGACTTTATTACTACTACTTGCACGTACAGGATATAAATCTTTAATTCTATTTAAAAAATTACTAACAAGTTTTTGTGGAATTAAAGCTGGAAGTATTTTATAACCTTCACCTTCAGTTAATATAGCTTTATAATTATTGGGTTTCACACTAATACCCAGCTGCACTTAATAGGTCTTTAACCTGATCTAATATTTCTTGATCTCGTCTAAATTTTATATTCCATTTTTGCGGATCAATGTAATCGAAAACCATCTTTAGTTGTGTTTGGTCTAATGATTGTAAAAAACTTAATCCACTTTCGCTATGATACAACATCCAAGGACTTATTTTACCTGTTGTAATATTATAACAAATTTTGTTTTTATTCCCATATCTTAAACAATCCTTTGTTTGTATCTTATCTTCTTTACTTAAAGTTATTGTAGTTTCAATACTACGTGCTATAGCATCCAATGGATCCTCATCACGCAAATACTGTATTAAAAAAATTGTATACTGTTTATCACTTGCCCAATTATCTACACTTATTTTGTTCTTAAGAAGATAATCCGAAAATCTTTTTATATTTAATACGTTAGCATTTACACAGTAATTCCCAAACTTTACAAACGCTGTATAGTATGCATTTTTAGCAAAGTCAATATACGTTTTTTGTTTTTTACTATGACTATTCTTTTTAAAGAAATCTAACCATATTTGGAATCCAATGCGATTTCCTTGATAATCTTGGTCCAAATATCTTCTCTTTGTTTCACAGATATGTTTAAGAAAACTACCCTCACGTATAAAGTCTCTTTCACAAAACTCACAGTGATAGGTTTTAGTTTCCGCTTTGTTTTTCATAATCATCTATATCATTTTGTGAAACAAACTGTGTTAGTATTTCAATGTCCGATATCTTCATTTCAGGATATTGTGTAGATAAATACATTTTCTTTTTATGTTCGGATGTATATACCAATGCAGCCTCATCTATCAAAGCTTCATCTGAATTAGGATAAATCTTTTTATAGTAATTTTTAATATCAGCAGCTTTTGCGTGATCCTTGAGTAAACTTACTCTAGTAGGAATATGAGGTATCCACTGATGAAATTGTTGTCCTAAACCAGGACTTGCCGCGCAAAGCATCAACCACTGAAGTTTAGGGTGATCGTTAATATTTTCATTTAGTAAGTGTTGGTTACTATGATAGTCTACACTTTGTAAGTAATATCGTTGTAAGTCTGCCCTACCTTTAATACAACTATTCCAAATCATAAGCATGTATGGGACAAACTTTTTCTTTTGTTCTGTAGTTAAGTTATCATAATAACCATAATCTTTTCGATCAATGGCGGCTAATGCCTCGAAGAGGTCAAAATCTACATTCGCAAACTTTTCATCAACTGATTTCTTTGTTTTGTACATATTCTTCTACTATAGCACTATACCCCCATACTTTCAAGGCATATTCTAAAGCTAGTTCCTTATCTGCAAATAATAATGGATTAAGTTTAAACTGGCTATCTTCTGTGACCCATAACCAATCATTATACTCACCATGATTATCTAAGGATAATGGAACTTTAATACCGTACATCATCAAAACACCTGATTATAATCAACGATCTCACAGTTGCGGCTGATCTCTTTTACAAAATATATACACTGTGGTTTGGGCCCTTCTTCGATTGGAACACATAAAAATTGACCATTACGCAATCTAGGACTATACCATGTTACATCGTGATAGATATCTGCAATTTCAATAGGAATAAATGTTGGACTAAATGATGTTAACGGATTAAATTGAAATGCACTAAACCCTCTATCATTTAGACTGCTTAGTGGTAATGTTTCTAAATCCCCATGATCCTTTTCTCCTATAAGGATTTGCCAGTCTAACGGCATCTTTACCTTTTGTTTTCCTACTTGAAGTACTAACGCGGGAGCATTAAAACTCTCCAAAAATATTAATGGAATATAATGATAATCTACGGCTTGAGGATTGCTATTATCAAGTATAGCAAAACGTAAGTCGTCAATTTCATCAGGCAACGTTTCTAAATTATATGCTGTATTTTCTAGTGTAAGTATCCTCATGTTATTATTTTAATATAAAAGTTATCTGTAATCAAGCTTTTCAAGACTAAATGGATACTTTGCTTCTTTGTAATATGCCTTACGTTGTGTAAGATGACGTTTGGCAAACTTACAATCGCTAGTAATATCCCAAATTTCTACGTGATCCTTGTCTTCCGCTTTTCTAATACCGCGTCCAATCGATTGGATAACTCTGATAAATGACTTACCGGGCTCAATAAGAACAAGATTGAAAATGCGAGGGAGATTAATACCCACAGCAGCGACTCCATAAGTGGCAACAATAACTTTAGTATTGCTAGTCTTAATTTCGTCATATTCTTCTTTACGCTCCATTAGTTTTGTCTCGCCCGATATGAATACACTATCCACTATACGTGATTGTAATTCGCGCCCTGCATTTACACGATCAACAAGTACAAGCGTGTTACCAGTCTCTTTAATTTTACTAACTAATTTAGCTATAGTATCCAAACGTTTTTCATCTTCAAGTAAATGCTTTAATTCGCTTTGATAGTTTGTAAACTCTACCCCATCTTTTAACTGTATCACATTTACATGACATTGTGCTAGTACTCCTTTCTCTTGTAGTTCCGCAGCACTAAGTTTGCCGATTACAGATCCAAGACTGACTAACAAACTAACTTGCTCATATGTAGCTTTAGGCACAGTTCCAGTCAGTCCCCAACGTATAGGTATATGACTGAAAGGGCCGGTTAGTAATTGCTTTAGTGCGTCTGCTTTTGCCATATGCACTTCATCGACCATGATACAAATTACATCCTCAATAAACTCTTTAATACTTACTTCTGCTTCGCCCGCTTTTGTGTTCTTTAATAAGTTGTTAAGACTTTGCCAAGTACAGATTGTATGTTTCTTGTTGTATTCTTTTCTATCACCGAAGTATACACCAACATCTAATCCAAGATTTATATAGTCTGCCTCAGTTTGTACTACCAAACTCTTGTTAGGGACTATAACAATACTACGCCCATAATACTCTACGCTTTTAGATAGAGCAGCAGTCATAATTGTTTTACCAGCGCCGGTCGCTACTTCTTGAATGCATTGTGTATTACTTAAAAAATTATTGATGATCTCTACCTGATAATCGCGCAGAATGATTGGTTCACCTTCTTGTGTATGACCTTTTGTCCATACCTTATTACTAAAACTATTTTCAGTGATTTTCTCAAACGTATAAGATGTTTGATATTCGCGCAGGTCTACTAGATTAATATCATAATCATATTCTTGTAATATGGGTACAATATCAGGTATAAGATTTATGTATGTACTACCTGCTAGACTACAATAACTTACCTTGCCGTTCCAACGGCCAAGACGTACCGCAGGTAAGTAACGTGCGCCCGGAACTTCATGTTCAAATTTACGCACTAATGCCTTGCGGCAGTCTAACTCAAGACCTTCTATCTTGCAGTTGACTTCATCCTTTATGATTATCTTTGCTTCTCTCATTATATAATTCTATCAAACATTGTTCACATAAACAATCAGTATATTGTTCAGTTTTATCCAATCTAATATAAGGCTGGTCAAAACACCAACAATCGTACCCTGAACCATTACATATAAAATCTGAACTACATTTTTCACATGTAATTTTTCTCATTTTATATCTATCGGCATATCATTCGCAACAACTATTACTTTATCACTCAAAATGTTACTATGGGTCATAATTGATTTACTCAATCGTATTGAAAGAGAATTGGGAACATAAACTTTTGGTTCATAATTTACTTTCAACAACTCGAATTTGATTTCGTATTGGTCTAAAAGTTCCAAAATTTTGTGACTAGAGTTTTTTAAAAAACTATTCGAATTACTTTGTATGTACACTTTGTTTATTCCAAAACTTTTAAGATTTGCAATAATTGTTTCTACTTCTATAAAATTCAAAATAACTTCGTGGTTATTTAGAAATTTAGTCAAGATTTCATTGTTTAAAATCTTACTATCAACCTTTACACCAAATTTTGTAATTTCGTATATGGATGCCAAATTAAATTCAAAATTAACATCAGTCAATGCATCATATAGGTATTCATTTATTGCACTGACGTATAGATGGTCGCAATTTTTCATAAGAGTAGGTTGCCATACCTTTGTACTATAGTCATTTAATTCATTAACAATATCTTGTAAGTTTGGACATAGTTTAAATTCTTTGAAACATTCTTTAACTTTAGAATAAGCTAATTTTAAATTAACTGTATTAAATTCAGCAAAATATTTTTTGTTAATTTTATCCCATTTAAAATTATTGAATACAAGACGTTTATAAGAGAAGGATGATGCAAACTTTTTATTATAGGGAGCCTTAATGACTATAAAATTTTCTATTAATGATATTGTTGGTATTAAAAGCAATGGATCAGTAGGAACTACTTTAGTTTTCCAATTTAGTTTTTTTAAATAAGTTCCATCAAGATTTTGTTTTTTAAATTGTCTTTGATACTTAGACAATAGTTTATCAAACAATTCATTCTGTCTTGTTGTAATATTTTTTCCTTGTTCAATAAATTTTTGTAAATTATGAAAAAAAAGGTAATCCTTTTTACTTACGTGGATGTATCCTTTAGTAAGATATGACAACACTTCTTCTTTAATTAGCATATTGTTATTATATAATTTAATGTATTACAAATAAAGGAAAGAGGGTCTTTCGACCCTCGACCCCGAGCGGGCAACGGAGTATCAGACCCGCTTCATTACAGTATTCTCAGCAAGCGCACGCCAGTTAGTAGGACTAATCTTTATCAAATCTGCAATTTTTAGAGCCATACGCATACTCAACTCACGCAACTTAGATTTGTTGTCCCACATGAACTTCATGACCTGATCACCTTCGTCCGTTTCAAAGTAATAATCACGGAACAGACCACCATCAGTATCACGATGTACCTGCTTTATACGCAATAACTTGTCACGCTCAGTATCAATAGTCAAGTCTAAAAAGTGACAGCGCGACTGTAGTGCTTCCAAGTGATCCTGCAACTTCTTAGACTTAAGATGATCAAACTTTATGTTGGAAATAAAGATTACCGATCCATTGAAATCAAATGCGTCGGGAATACCCTCTCGACGTAACATACTGCTATCACTGTTCCAGTAAATACGCCGACGCTTGCCGCTATCAAGCGCAGCCTTGAGAATATTCAATGAGAGATCGTCCATAAGAATACTGTCACAATCGTCAAATACCAGTACGTGATTTTTATCACTGTGCTTGAACAATGTAGCATAGAGACCCAGTGCTGTCATAGCACCTTTTATAATCTCATACTTAAGTGTTCGCCCAGCAAGACGATCAAACATACTTGCCTTTTCAAGTTGCTGCTCGACTCCAAAACTTTTACCAACACCTGGGGGACCACTAACGATCATTGCGCGAATGCCGCCATTAGTAGTAGCACGTGCCATTTCGTCCAAAATCGAAAAGCGTGTAGCAATGCGGTTCATTGCCTCGTCATCAGTTTCTTGAACAACAGGGGCCGAGATAAACTGACTAACATTTGCAGGTAAATTTGCACCTATAAACTCAAAGTCGTGCTGATCTTGAACCTTAATCTTGACTACATCAATAGCAATCGGGAAGTTACCCTCATTACGTACTGTAATGTAGTTACCCTTCTTGCCTGTCTGAAAACCCTTAACTAAAGTAAACTGGGTATTAATTACGGGAATGCCGCGATACGACCCATTCTTAACAAGAACAACTGACATAAAATACTCCGTTAATAATTAATCAACTATACTAGTATACAAAAAAACATATCCTAGTTCAAGAACTTAAATTCCAAGAAAATCAACGACTTAGAATGTCTGTTAGCCCAATCCTTGAAGTTACCAGATGCCTGATTGTCTCTATAACCCCTAGTATATTCCTCACACTCCTGAAGGGTCATGCGATCCTGACCGATTTCCTCAGAATTGTAAGTACCACCTACAAAATAGTGCGGACGAAAACCACGCTGATAATAACTATCAGCCCTGCCCCGATCATAGGGACCACCGTGACGATTATTGTCCATTTGACAACTCCATATAAACAGCCTCGCGGACATCAGTATCCGTAGCCTCTTCAAACCCATCAAGTGTGCCCAAATCATAGAGTAAGTCCATGACTTGGTCCCAGTCAAGTTCCGCTCGTTTTGCGGTCTCAACTACGCCCATTACAAGAGCATTACCTGCGTCTGTAAACATACCATAATACTTGATAGACATAAAAACTCCGTAAATCAACTGTATAGATAGTATGCGCCCACACTAGGCCTAGGTCAAGAACTATAAACCTTTATAAATCAATAACTTAAGTAGCCGTCTAGGACCTAATAGGCCTGGATATAAGCGGTTCTGCTTAAATGTATAGCAATATAGCACTATAAGCTGCCCTGGGGCTATAAAACGATACTATTTCTTTAATTCATCAATTATTCGATTTTGTTCGTATTCCAATTGACTTACGCGAATATTAAACAAACAATACAAGATATAGGCTGCTACCATGCCAGTATAGATTATGAATCCATACTTAGGCGAAAGGTATTCAAGTCCGTAGGCTATACCTGCCATTATACCTATAGCCACAGTAATTTGTAAAAAAGCTTTGGTGCGAATTTTCATTAACCTCTCCTTAAATTTATCACAACATGTAGTGTACAAAGGTCTATATATTGTGTCAAACTTTATTAGCCCATTATTGATAACGTAGTGTGTACAGTTTATCCATTTCGCCACGAAATGTTTTTATACTATCACAAATAGCATAAGGTATATTATCAATTTTTAATTTTATAAAAGTAGAATTGTATATACAAACTTCTACATCACTGCCTTGATATACA